GTAAAAGAACCATTCTTATCGGCCTTTATATAGCCTATATAGGGTTTTTCACCATCATTTGTTCCTCCCATTAATACGGGTTTGTAGAAAGTGTTTTCATCTTGAATCATATACCCGCGAAAAAACATATGCTCTAATTCGTTAGGCATTACTGGAAACTTCAATTCTGCGTCTTTAAAAAGATATGGACTATTAGGATCTTTAAATGCCATAGGTGCTCGAATTGCAAAATTGTTCACTTATACGCCTCCTTTCTACTTGAAAAGGAAGGGGAAATTAAGCCTCTCCCTCAGTAGGATTTTCCTCAGTAGGATTTTCCTCAGTAGTATTAAGCTTTCTTTCAAAAACAATAGCAGACTTAGGCACAGTCAAAGCTCCGGAAATACGTGTTTCGATCAGATACTTCTCCTGGTTATAGTCGATATCGAAATCGTCAAACAGGTTTACTTCGCCGCCCTTATCAGCACCAACGGTATAGTCTTTTAGATTCACTATGATAGCCAGGATCTCATATTCATCATTGCCATCCTTACGTACAGCCGTGTTCATAGGTTCAACTTCAACGATGTTCTTAACGCGAAGCACAGAAGCCAATTCCTCAGTTGTCTTATACATTCTGTGACCCATACCATCTTTAACCAGCAGCATTTCAGTAAGCAGATCAGTAGTGGTATACATAGAAGGATTTCCGGAACCCTTGTAGTACTTTCTGCTTCTAACAACCTCGTCGATGAACTGCTCAACAGTAGCATCGGAGTCAATCTGGATGCGTTCAACGAACAGATCATCATTATCCAACGCAATTGGGCGAACACATTCTTCACTAATCTTATCCGGATCACCAACTACACGTCCATCACCGATAAGAATTGCACGGGCGATTTCCTCATCAAGCAGACTGCGCATCTCTCTTTTCAGCCATGCAACAACGTCGAAATCGGTAATATCAACGATATCATCGCGATCGAGCTTCTCTTTCTTATAGATGGTTGTCGGTGTAGTTACTCTCTTCATCAAAGGAATAACAGATTCCTTTTTCAGAGTACCCTTGATGTAACCCTTCGCACGTACATCTTCGTAAGTCATATTGGCAATGCGAGTTTTGATACGACTGAAAGGTGTATGATTGGTATTCTTCAAAACGTCTTCTACCCATTCAGTTCTACGACGGATTGTCTGCAAGCCATCAGTCACATCTTTAGCATCCGGGAAAAGAATATCAACAGGATCAAAACCGTAGGCTTGAGTATGGGCAAAGAAACTCTCCCTCAAAGAGCCATACTTTTTCCCATCTTTAAGAATATTTTCCATCTGGGAATGGCTGAGTACATTCCTCTTCTCATCTCGAGTAGATTGATCAAATACATTTGTCTTCATAAATTCATCTCCTCCTATATCATCATGTTTTGCGGACTCAGAAGCCTGTTCTTCCAAAGCAGCCCCGATAAGATAGTAAACAACCTTCTTTTGTTCTTCTGTGAGTGTATCAAATACTTCTTGAATAGTCCGGTCGTCTTCATCCTCCTTTTCTTTTACATCATCATTTTTCCCTGATGTAGCAGCATGAACAAGCATTTGATAGACCATATCTTTCTGCTCATCATTTAGAGTATTAAAAATTTCTTCATAATTTTTGTTTTCTCCCATTTCAGAAACCTCCCCATGAAATAATCCTTCCTCGCCACTATAAATAATGGCTTCCGTCTCGTCAATATACTCGATACCGCTTCCATCACTATGAGCAAATGAAATGTTGTCAATTACAGCACCCGGATTAGCCCCGGCGAGTACAAGACTAACCTCTCGAATGCACCCATGAAATACTTTACCCTTTGCTTCTTTGAGTTGATTTGCATAGATCGAAAGGGATGTAATATCCTTATGGCGGATTAACTCCTTTGCATGTTTTGCGCTTTCCGTGTCATTAAATTTGCCATAGCAATAGATTCCCTCGTCTCGATGCTCAAGAAGAACATGGCCTAAAACATTTGAAGGATCATTATGACAATGCTGCCAAACTAGAGGTACTATAGCGCCGTCTTGGTGCTTAAAAGCGTCTTTCATAATGGTCCTTCCGTCTGCGCATCTTATACCGACCCTTGTGGCAAAACCACTAAAGTCGTAGTCGATTTTGGATACCAACGACATATACCTCACTCCCATTTTGATTTTTTTTATTCCATCACATGATCGAAACTCGCGATTAGTATTTTATCTTGATCGCTCGTCTCCATCATCTTTAGAATCAACTGGTAAATTACTTGGTTCTGCTGGCATTGTTTTCGCTGGATTTAGGTTCTTATTTCGTAACTCATCAGCCCGTGGGTCATTAACGGGTTTGAAACCGATAATCGCTCTGACCTCATTGGACGACAGAATTTCATTTCTAGTAAACTTGTCGGCGACATTAGCAATGTCTGAAGCGCCCATAAGACTAAATGTGTCCTTAAAGAACATTATGTCTTGCCCCTGAGATCTAGCAGTTTTTGAAAGGAACTTCCTTCGGAATTCGGCGACTATTGCCTTTAGAATTGGACTGATGGTGCGATTATAGTAGTTTAGCATTTCTTTCTCATCAGCCGTACCATTAAACACTGCTTCCGTTAAACCTAATTGGTTATACAATGTCTGAGTAAGATACTGTATTTGCGTCATTAGGTTATTTTCCGCAGGTCGATTTAATTGTGTAATCTTTTCTGTGGCATCTGTATAGGCTATTCCATATTTCGAGCCTGAAAGTTGCATCTCAATATCTTTTCTCCGCATCTCAGCCTGCTCTCGACGAGCCTCGCTTTTGATAACGTATGGTAATTGAATAATCAGATCTAATTTTCCAGAACCACTTTGTTCATCAATATCATCCAAGATGGCTAATTTACGTATGAGTCTTTTAAGAGTACTATTTGGCTCGTTCATTACCGCATATAATGGATTTTCAATAATCGCCACAGACTTCTTTGGTACTATAATTTCTTCAGGAATCCCTTTTTTCTCATTATAAAGTTTAACCTTGATGTGCTGAGGAAACCATTGAATAATTTTTCCGGTCCTCATACTTAAAATGTCAAAAGCCCCATCATGTATATTAGCCGTTGTTTCCACAGGAACAACAGCTACAACGCCTTCATCAAACATTGACATGACAATATCTTGAATAAAGGCTATATTACTTTGATCTATGTTGGCTTCAGTTGAAAGAATTTCATTAAGACCAGATTTAATTGTTTCTTTATAACGCTGGTTTTCATCAAGCCGTACATGCTGAATCTTCACCGACGCAACATCAAGCGCTATGCGATTAAATATTGGAAGAATCATCGAACGTTCATGCACATAGCGGAATTTCGTACGGTCGGGTCTGGTGTATGATCCGGAACCATACGGATTTTCTCGAAGAGTTATGTAACTGGGGCTGGGATTTTGAAAAGCATTCCAGGCATGCATTAATCGATCAGCAAATGAAAATTTTCGCAAAACGCCCACCCCCTTTCTATATTTTTCGTACGGTTTCCTTCTTATAAGCAACTCTTCCGGTTGCATGAATTCCTCGAGCGAATTGATCCAAATTCGCATCCACATCAGCTAAAGCAGTAAAGACACCAATGTCGCCACGTTTGGCTACAAATCTTAGTACCTTACCTGATGGTGAAGAAATATTGCCAACACGCTCGTTCATTAATTGAGCTAATTTCTGATTATATTGATTGATGAAAGTTTTGCTAACTTTTCCCGAAGAAGTTTTTAAATTGCCCGCAGTTCTTCTAGCATAGTCATAAGCTTCTCCAGAAAGTTTTTTCTCCAATTTTTCTTTTATTTTGACACCCTTGGTCTTAGCCCATTTAGCGTCTTTCTTTTCCATTCTTTTATAACGTAGTCTTCCCAAAGGAGTTAATGTACCATCGGGATTTTGAAAACGTCTGACGCCCCATTTCATTCCGAGGATACCATAATGTTTTAGTTCATCCATATTTACCACTCCTTAATAAAGAGGCTTAGTCGAATGCGTCTTTATTTCTTTTGTATGCTATCCATGCATCCATTAAGGCTGCTACTGCGTCAATCTTACACTCATGCCGTTTCTTAAAAAGCTTACGATTACCATTCGTATCCTCTAAAACGATAGCGTTACCCATCGAAAATGACATGAGCTTCTGGTCAAAGAGAAGGAGTCTTTCCTCCGAAAGAGTCTTTAATTCGCCAAGCGGAACAGACTCGGTTTTTATACCCTGTATAACTTTTTCAACTCCATAAGGCCCATATTCTTTTGTCCAACGATCTACAAATTCCTTAGCATTATAAGGGTCAAAACCAAAACAACGAACATCATACTGATTATCTTGAATGAAACGGTCTAGATCATCATAAACGTCCATCATGTCTAAAACGTTACAATCAAGTACAATCAAGGATCCCTCGTTTATAAATTCGTCATATTTCATCCTCATAGCAGCAGGAAGCTTCATGTGAGTTAAGGAAGAAATATAACAGCGCGTTTTAATCCCATACTTCTCTCCGGGTAATGGAAATAGAAAAGTAAATGCACAGAAGTCATCGCCTTGTGAAAGATCAGCGCCCAAAGCACATGGCATTGACCAATAGTCTCTTCTAGGATGTGGTTCGGTTTCCTCGTATGTAAAGAAGTATGTGTAACCTTCCATAGGGATTCCAAATCTTTTGGCTAAAATATCATTACGTGCTGCTGGAGCTTGTTCAGCTCTTTCGACGTCCAAATGATACGCTTCATAACTTACGGTTTTACCAATATTCGGATTAGCCTTGACCCACATTTCAGGGTCATTTACTTCTGTTATATCATCTAAACGATAATACCAAATAGATACATGAGGGTTTATGTATTCACCACGTAGAATCTTCATTAATTCCATTTTGATGTTATCGCCGGCACTGTTACGAATTGTGCCCTCTGAACTCATTGCTACAATTAAATAATCATCAAGTTTTGAAGCACCTTGCTCAATAGCCCCTATAACATCTTCACGTATATCGCTCGACAGCCATTCGTCAACTGTAGCTACTTTAGGTCTTAAACCTTGCAACTTATCAATGGACATCGGGCGAATTTCCAGCAGTGACCCTGTTAAAAAGTTTTCAATACCTCTTTTAGTTGAGGCTAGCTTAACCCGATTTGCTTTAGAACCTGTAGTATTCTGAAGAGACCCATCTGTTAAAAACTTGAATAATGGACCTCTAGCTCTGATGATAGCTGTTCGAATCGGCGATAAAATTTCATCCGCTTGTTTCATTGTTGGAGCGGTTGTTATTTGGTGTGTCGTAGATGTGTCAACATTCAAATAATAACTTTGTATACATGCACCATACATCGACTTAGCGGCTCCACGGGCAACTATCAAAAATTGTTTATTAATTAAACGCTTTTTAACTATTTTACGA